GCCAGGCTCAGCGGCTTCGGGTATGAAAGTGACAGTTGCGAATTTGCCGACCACGCAAGCAGTGAATGGTTCTGTCACGGTCTCGAATCTTCCAGCGACACAGTCAGTATCTGATGCGAATATCGGCTCACAAGCCGATAATGCGGCGACAAGTGATAGCGGCACATTCTCTCTTATTGCTTTGACGAAGCGTTTACTCGCGAAATGGCCGTCGGCCCTCGGGGCACAGACAACGGCCAATTCATTGGCTGTCAATATCGCATCTGATCAGACCGTTTCTGTGAATGCAGCCGGTGTTTCGACCACGGGATCGATTGCGGCTCTCAACGCAGCGGTGACGTTGAATGTTAACGGCGCAAGCGGTGTGGCGATTGATTTGCGAGGCACTTTTGTTGCGACAGTCACATTCCAAGGATCGGTCGATGGTGTGAACTGGACCGTACTGCCAGCGCAGCCCTTAGGCGCCGTACAAAATGTCAATTTCGTCACAAGCGCCGCTGCACCGGGCACATGGCTCATCGAGTGCGCGGGATGTGTTCAAGTGCGCGCGATAGCAACGGCCTTCACCTCTGGCAGCGTGACCGTGGTGTTGCGCGCTGTGGCATCTCCGCCTTGGGTGTATTCTGCGTTAGCAAGCACGCCGAATATTGCGATGAGTGCGGGGACATTGACGGGTGCTTTGCCAGCAGGTGCGAATCTTGTCGGTGATATAGGTGTTGAATATCGCGCGAATGCAACGGGCGCAGCTGCTGTCGCAGCCGTGATGTCTCCGGCAACCCCAAGTGTAACTGCGGCAAAAGCGAGTGCAGGGCGTTTGCTCGGCGTGATGATTCAAAATTCGGCGACGTCGCTGCGCTCCCTCAAATTCTGGAACGCATTAACAACCGGCATCACGCTTGGAACGACTTCTGCCCTGTTTGAAATTGATGTGCCTGCGGGTGGCGCGGTGTTTATGGGCTTTGAAGGTGGCATCGGGTTTTCGACAGCGATTTCTTACGCTGTCACCGCCGCAAAAGGCCTGACCGACGCAACGGCTGCGGGTCTTGTCGCCAATGATCTCTCCGGCACGCTGATTTACGCTTAACCCTTGCATAAGGAGCTGCCGTCATGACGACCTCCACCTCTGCGTTAACTGACACGGCAACAACTCTCGACACACTGAACAGCGCCGCCTCACAATTTGGTACGACGCTGGAACAGGCTTTTGCCAAAGGCGTTGAGCAAGGCAAAAATTTCGATCAGATTTTGCAATCAGTCGGTGCAAAATTGCTCGATATCGCGGCGAAATCAGCGGTACCAGATTTAGGTGCATCCTTGAGCGACACCACGCAATCTCTATCGAGCGTACCAGCCTTTGCTGACGGTGGTGTGATTGCAACACCGAGCTATTTTCCAACCCCCACAGGCTCAGCGCTTGCGGGCGAAGCAGGGCCTGAAGCCATTATGCCTTTGCAACGGGGCGCGGATGGGAAATTGGGTGTTGCAGGCGGTGGTGCGCCTGTCGTGAATGTGTCGATTGCCGCGCAAGATGTTGACAGTTTCCGGCAATCGGAAGCGCAAATCACTGCGGCACTGGCACGTGCTGTCGCACGCGGTCGACGCGCGAGCTAACTTTATCAAGGACAAAACCCATGATGTCATTTCTCGCGCGTCTGACTGGACGCCGCGCGGCCTCGCACGCGCCTGAATCAAAAACATCGCGCACAGGGCCTTTGATCGCGCTCTACGAAACCGGGTTGCCGCAATGGACGCCGCGCGATTATGCGGCGTTGATGCGCGAGGGCTTCTCGCAAAACCCGATTGTCTATCGCGCCATTCGCATGATTGCGGAGTCGGTTGCCTCGGTGCCGATGCTCTATTTCGATGGCCGCGTTGAATTAACCGAGCATCCGTTGGAAGCGCTGTTGTGTCATCCCAACCCCGCGGATTCAGGTGTAAGCCTCAAAGAGGCGCTCATCGGCTATCTGATGGGATCAGGCAATGGCTATCTCGAATGTGTGAGCGTCAATGGTCAGCCGAAAGAGCTCTATGCGCTGAGGCCTGACCGGATGCGTGTGGTGCCCGGTGCTGACGGATGGCCGCAAGCCTGGCTTTACACGATCAATGGCGAAAGCGTGACTTATGATATGACGCAAAATGGCGTGAAGCCGATTTTGCAACTCGCTTTGTTTAATCCGCTCTCGGATCATTATGGCTTATCACCGATTTCACCGGCGGCCTATGCGATTGATCTGCACAATGCGGCGTCCGCATGGAACAAAGCCTTGCTTGACAATGCTGCGCGGCCTTCGGGTGCGTTGGTTTATACGGGGCCGCCGGGTTCAACATTGTCGGCGGATCAATTTGATCGCTTAAAAGCGGAGTTGAATGACAGTTTTCAAGGCTCAGCCAATGCCGGGCGGCCTTTGCTGCTCGAAGGCGGGCTCGACTGGAAACCCCTGTCGCTGACGCCGAAAGATATGGACTTTAATGAGGCGAAAGCCAATGCCGCGCGTGAGATTGCGCTCGCCTTTGGTATTCCTTCGATGTTGCTCGGAATACCGGGCGACAATCGTCACGACAATTACTCAGAAGCCAATCATATCTTCTGGCGTGAAACGGTTTTGCCTTTGGCCATCCGCATGCATCAATCGATTGCGCATTGGCTGGCACCCGCTTTTGGCGAAGTGGATGTGAGGCCGGATTACGATCGCATTGATGCGTTGTCGGACGAGCGCGCGGCTTTGTGGTCCCGCATCAATGCAGCAACATTTTTAACCAATGACGAAAAGCGTGAAGCCGTTGGCTATGGTCGCCTCGGCGCAACGCCAACTCAGGATATCGAAGATCAGGCCGATACCAGCAATCTCTCAGCTGAATCGGATGAAGGCGAAGCAAATGATGACACGTTTGATGGCCCTGAGCCGACGCCAAACCCAACCACGCGTCCGGGATCGTTAACGCCTTATGCGTCTGCGATTTCAGCGGGCTCAGGAGCAGATACCGAAGGCGATGCTGCAAGCGATGGCGCGCCATGATTGGGCATGCCTTTGATACCATTCTTGGGCGCGGCGATCTCGCGCATCTGGCCTTGTTTTTATGGGCTTTAGGCTCGTCCACGGCCGCACTGATGCTGTTCAAAGAATTGGCGGCAGCGAACCGGCGCTTTGATGCCTTTGTGCGCGAATTGCATCATTTGAACAGCCATCTCTTCACAGGCGAATGACGCAGCCTGACATGATCGAAAGGAGTGCTCATGATGAATGAAGAAGCAAAGCGACGAAACCGCGTGATGCCGTCGGATCGCACAGATCCGTCGGCATTGCCCGAAGCCGATACGGTGTTTGCAACATTTGTTCGCAAATTGGAACGACTCGCCAAGCGCAATGCCATGCGCCGCATGGGCACAGCGAGATTGCGAGGGCGTATCGCATGAGTGGGCTCTCTTTGAGCGATAAGCCGGGGGCCTTTGAAGGCTACGCCTCGCTGTTTGGCGTTGCGGATTTGTCGCGTGATATTGTGATGCGCGGTGCATTCCAAAACAGTCTCGCATCCAAAAATCCCATCAGGCTGTTATGGCAGCATGATGCTGGCCAGCCCTTAGGCATTTGGACAGAGGTTTTTGAGGACCGACGCGGATTGTTTTGTCGCGGCGAGCTTAACCTCAATGTGCAACGCGCGCGCGAGCTGCAGGCGCTCTTAAAGCAAGGTGCCATCGACGGGCTTTCGATTGGTTATAAAACCCGCAAAGCCAAGCGCGATCCCTCAACAGGTGCAAGACTGCTTCTCGATGTTGATTTGTGGGAAATCTCGCTTGTGAGTTTTCCATTGTTACCGCAGGCGCGCGTCACGGCTGTGAAAGCCGAGACGCGGCAGGCATGTCGCTCTCACGCCGCGCTGATGCATGACGCGCGGATGATTTTCAAATCCCCCAACCAGACAAGGATACTGCAATGACAGGTTTTGACACCGTGGCACAGAGCCCAGAAACAAAGGCACTTCACACCCAAGAGCGCGAAGTGATTGACCAATTGATGCGCTCATTTGAAGAGTTCAAGATTGAAAACAATCAACGGCTTGCTGTGATTGAGAAAGGCAAAAGCGCCGATCCGCTTGTTGATGAGAAGCTCAATCGGATCGACAATTTTATGGACCAGACGCAATCGCGCTTGGAAGAATTGTCTCTGCGCGCGCGCCGCCCGCAGCGAGAGACGGCGGTGAGCGAGAAGAGCTTTAACCCATCTGTGGATTTGCACCGCAAAGCATTCGATCTCTATATGCGGGCAGGTGAGACAGCGAATTTGAAATCGCTGGAACAGAAGGCACTCTCTGCCGGCTCTGGCCCCGATGGTGGCTATCTTGTGACGCCGGCGGTGGAGAGCGATATTTTGCGGCGTATGAGTCAAGCCTCACCGATCCGCTCGATTGCGATGGTTCAATCCTCCACCACCGCGAATTTCCGCAAGGCCTATTCAACCACAGGCCCCGCAGCGGGCTGGACCGGCGAAACAGCGGCAGTGACGGCAACAGCCACGCAGCAGATCGTCGATATGAATTTTCCGGCCATGGAGCTTTATGCAATGCCATCGGCCACGCAAATGCTGCTCGATGATGCGGCCGTTGATATCGAACAATGGATCGCGAGCGAAGTGGAAGTTGTGTTCGCCGAGCAAGAGGGCGCGGCATTCGTCAATGGCGATGGCGTGACGCGGCCACAGGGCTTTCAGACGCCAACCAAAATCGCGCAATCCTCTTGGGCCTGGGGCAAATTAGGCTATGTGGCCACGGGCGTGGCTG